ATCAGACAACTACAGTAAGCTTATAGGTGATCTTGTAAACGACGCTAAAGATTTAGTAGAAAGTGCGTGGGATTGGTCTGCGCTTAGAACTACACTTGCGATCAATACGGTTTCCGGTACGTCTAATTATTCACTAACAGGTAGCTCAGATAAAATAAAAGAGCTAAATGTTATTAACGACACGTCTAATCTTGTTATGCAGTACCAGACTAATAATTGGTTTGACGAACAGTACCACATAAACACTCCGCTTTCTGGCGCACCACGGTACTACACGTATGCTGGTGTAGACGGTAATGGAGACATGACAATAGACGTTTATCCTAAACCTGATGCAGTGTACGCATTAAGAGTAGACGTAGTAAAACGCAATGCTGCGTTAAGTGCAGACTCTGATTCTTTAGCAGTTCCTGAAAACCCTGTTGTACAGCTAGCTCTTGCTTTGGCGGTAAGAGAACGTGGAGAAACCAGTGGTACTTCTACAGCAGAACACTTTCAGATTGCAAACAAGTATTTGTCTGACGCTGTAGCGCACGATGCAGGTAGACACCCTGAAGAACTAATCTTCTACACACCTTGAGACAAATATGGCACAACCGTTAAGCAGTATTAACCTTGTAGCTCCAGCGTTCAAAGGCATTAACACCGAAGATTCGCCAATAGCTCAAGACCCTTCTTTTGCTGAAGTTGCAGACAATGCTGTAATAGATCAGCGTGGACGTCTTGCTGCACGTAAAGGACTTAGCGTCACAACCACAAACAAAACTCAATTAGGCTCTGGAAAAGTAACGGCTGTAAAAGAGTTTAAAAATGATGCTGGCACAACCAAGATATTTTCAGTAGGTAATAATAAAATACTAAGTGGTACAACTACATTAGCTGACGAAACCCCCGGTGGTTACAGTATTTCTGCTAACGATTGGAAGATGGTTAACTTTAATGACAGTATTTATTTCTTTCAACGTGGTTATCAGCCGTTAATTTATAATACAATAGCATCAGGATCATCAGGTGGTGCTAATAGTAATGTCGTTACTCTTAGTTCAGTCAATAGTGCTAACGGTTTAACGTCTTCTATGTACGGCAATGAAGTTCTTGCGGCATACGGTAGGCTATGGACAGCAGACTTTGCTACTGACAAGTCTACTATTTACTGGTCTGATCTTTTGTCAGGGCATATCTGGACAGGAGGTTCGTCAGGGTCTATAGATATTTCTAAAGTTTGGCCTGACGGTCACGATGAAATTGTTGCTCTTGCTGCCCACAATGACCATTTAATTGTTTTTGGTAAGCGTAGTATTGTCGTTTACTCCGGTGCAGAAACTCCTGCTTCAATGGCGTTAGCAGACACTATTTCTGGCGTTGGTTGTGTAGGTAGAGACACAGTTCAAAGTACAGGTACAGACCTTATTTTTCTGTCTCACATGGGTCTTAAAAGTTTTGGTAGGACTGTACAAGAAAAGTCCATGCCTATTAGTAGTTTGTCAGGGACAATCACTAAAGACATTATTGCATTGTTAAGGGCAGAAACTGAGTTTTTTAAGTCAACTTACTTTCCTGAAGAAAACTTTTATCTCTTAACATTTACAGGTTTTAATACAACATTTTGTTTTGACGTAAGAACCACATTACCAGAAAATGGTTCTTACAGAGTAACACGCTGGCCCGGAACTGGCTTTACTTGTTATGATCGTAAAACAAACGGTACTTTACTTATCGGTGGTTCACATGGTGTTGGTCTTTACACAGGATATTTAGACAACGGAGAAACTTACCGTTTTCAGTACACAAGTCCTGAGTTAACTTTTGGCGATATAACCAAGTTAAAGTTTGTTAAAAAATTAAGACCTGTTATTGTTGGTGGATCAGGAGCTTCAATTTACCTTAAGTGGTCTTATGACTTTAAGTCAACGTCTGGTTCGTCCTTTATAGACTTAAGCACTCAAGCTGTTGCTTATTATAATGAATCAGAGTTTAACATAGGTCAGTTTTCTGCTGGAGAACTTATAACAACAAAGCTAGGTGTTAATGCTAACGGAAGTGGTGGTAGTGTATCTATCAACATGGAAGCAGACATTAACGGAGATGAGTTATCATTACAAGAAATAAACGTACTTGCGCTACTAGGTAGAACGCTATGATGAATATAAAGATTAAAAGAGGAACTTGCTGATGAGTGACATGGATTTAGGGGGGATTGTAGATTCTATTTTAGGTGATGACCCTGCTAGGACAGCCGCTGCTCTTGGTTTAGGTACTGCTGGTTTAGCTTTTGCTAAAGAAGCTTACGACAAAGTAGGCAAAGTTGGTCGAGAAGCTTATGAAACTTACTCACAGCCGGGTGGTCTTGCTGACGTTCTTTCAGACAGACTAGAGTTTCGTCCGTACACTGTTACTTCTCCTACAGGTTCTCGTTTTGGTATGTTGACGCAAGGTGCTGGTGGTGAACGAGCAAGACCAATGCCGGGAGATGTGGCTCCAAATACAATAGGAATAGGATCAAACGTAGGAACTTATAACGACGCTAATACCAGCCCAGAAGTGCAAGCAGCACTAAATGCAGGAGCAAGTTCTAACTATTCCGCTTCTGAGCTTGCAGCGTTTAACTTAGGAGCAAGGGACCTTAACCAAGACGGAAACATATCAACAGAAGAATTTAGACAGTGGCCCGGTTATGAAGCTTGGGCGCAGCAGCAAGGCGGTCGATGGGGCATTGCAAACGAAACAAGACCCGGTGGTATACCGGGAAGTCGCTTTACAGGCCAATACGATAATACTGGTAATCCAATTTATATTATGCCAGACGGTTCTGTTGTTACTGTTGCTACCTTTGATGAGTGGGCAGAGCGTTCAGGCGTAGCTACATACGGAGTAGCTCCCGGTGGTTATAGGTATACAGAACAAGACTTTAATAACTTTTTAAACAGCGGCGGCATTGATTCTAATAATAATAACCAAATTGACCCTGCTGAAAGAGAAGCACATAAAGGTCTACTTTCTGGAGAAACAGGAGGTACTACAGATCCTGTTATGGACACTACTACAGAAGATCAAGGCAGAAACTTACCAACTGCTGGTCTAGGATACGGAATAGCTCCTAATGGTTATAGGTATACAGAAGCAGACTTTAATAACTTTTTAAATAGTGGTGGAATTGATGCTAATAACAATGGTCAAATTGATCCTAATGAAAGAGAAGCGCATAAAGCTTTACTTTCTGGAGAACCTAACTTTGCAGGAGACTTAGATTTTGTACTTAATCTTTCTCCTGACGAAAGAAAGTTTTATGAAGATCGTTTAACAGGTGCTGAAACTATGTTTACGGCAGCAGAACAAGACGTTGCTTCTCGTGAACAAGCAATATATGACAGGATGAGAGCAGCCCAGATGCCTGAAGAAGAACGTCAGAGGCTTGCTTTAGAAGAACGTCTAAGAAATCAAGGACGTCTTGGTACACGTTCAGCAATGTTTGGTGGAACACCTGAACAACTGGCTTTAGCTAAAGCACAAGAAGAAGCCAAGAATCAAGCTATGTTAACTGCCATGCAATTTGCTGGTGAAGAACAACAGCGTCAAGCGGCTCTTGGTTCTGGTATGTTAGGTGCTGCTTATATACCTCAGGCTCAACTGTTGAATGCTTTGCAGCCGGGTATGACGACAGCAGAACAAATGCGTCAAGCACAGCAAGCACAAGCTACAACTTATGGTCAAACATACGCTTCTGGTGTAGATGCGTTATTGGCTTCAGGTTTAGGACAAGCTAACTTAGCAGGTGGTTTTGGTAGTTCATTGGCCTCTACTGCTCTTGGTAGTTTGTTTAGTTAAGGAGAAAATAATATGTCTTTTGCATCAGAAGTTATACAAGGGTTACTTTCGACTGGAACTGCAAGAGGAGGTCTTGATTTTACAAATGTTGGAGCCGCTATTGGTGGTATTCCGCAGCAACGGAAAGATCAGCAAAAGAAAACCCGTTTTAATGAAATAATGGGACAAGTTAATGCTGCTAGAGCTAGTGGTGATCCTAATGCTATAGCTAAAGCTCGTACTTTATTAGAAAAAGGAGGGTATTCAGAAGAAGCTCAAAAACTTGTTGCTGCTGAAAGAGAAGCACAAGAAAGAAAAGATACAGCAAGTATTAATGCTTCTAAAACTCAACTTCTTACTAATACTCTTGAAATAGTTAAAAACGATAAAGCAACTACTCCCGCAGATAAAGTAAAAGCAACTAATCTACTAAAAGCTATAAAGACCGCAGGTACTAGGGGTTATGAGCTTGAAGACCAAGTAAATTCTTTGGTGGGAAAAAATCTTAAAGATAATTTTCTTGTTTGGGGAAATAACGCTTACAATCTAGAAACTGGAGAATTTTTAACTAATCCTGAAGATGCTACAAAATTAAAACTTTCTGATTTAAAAGATATTGCTACTAATGAGTCTATAATTGAGTACGTTAAAACTGAGAACCCTAACTCTTTAGTCTTTAAAAACGACAAGGCTGAAGTTACGGAAGAAGATGTAATTGCTAAACAAAATTTTACAGTTGAAGCTTTAAAAACTATAGATTTAAAACTAGAAACTGCTGCTAAAGCTTTAGGAATGGTGGGTGACTATAGTGAAATTTTTTACGATATTGCAAAGTATATTCCTTTAACTGACGGAAAAAAACTTGCTGGTTACGTAACTACGCTTCAATCAAACCTTGCTTTTGATCGTTTGCAGAAAATGAGAGATGAATCTAAAACAGGAGGAGCTTTAGGACAGGTTTCAAACATAGAGCTTCAATTATTAAGAGATAATGTTGCAGCTCTTGATCCTTCTTCTAAAAATTTCAAAGACCAGTTAGACGTGGTTATAAAGTCTTATGAAGATTTCAAAGCAGCCCTTCTAGGTCAAGACCCTAGAGGAAAAAGGTACATAAGAGTTGACGGAAAACTTTATTATAGAGAAAAGGATGGTTCTGTTACTGATCTTGAGGAACTAGCTCGACAAAAAGCACTAGAAGAAGCAGGTAGGTCAACGTAATTAATTAAAAGCATAAAGGAAAACATCGTGGCTGAAGAACAAAAAACACAAGATAGTTTTGTTCCTAGTGATAATTCTTCTGCAAGAGTTACTGATCCAGAACTTCTTGCTAAAATAGAAGAACTTTCGCAAAACAAACAAATACAAACAGAACAAGAAGCAAAACTTTCTATTGTTCCTAGTGATAATTCTTCTGCAAGAGTTACTGATCCAGATTTATTAGCTAAAATAAACGATAGTATACTTAAAAAAGCTAAACAAGAACAAGGCTCTGTTGAAGAGTCTCAAACATCTCTTGTAAAAGAAGGTTCTGTTTTTGAGGATATGTTTGAAACTGTTAAATCAGTTGGTGCTGCTGTTGCTTCAGAACCAGCCGCTGGTTTATACGGTATTGGGACACTTTTAGCAACAGGCGGTGACTTAGAGAGGGCTGTATCAGCTATAGATACGGCACGAGAGTCTATAACGTACACTCCAAAAACTGTTGGTTCTCAAGCTAATGTGCAAGCAATAGGAGACTTTGTAGCCCCCCTTGCAGAAGGGCTTGAAACAGTCAGTTCAGTGTTAGGAGACACTGTTTTTGAAGTGACCGATAGTCCTGAATTAGCAACAGTGTTTTATTCTTTACCTACAGCCGCTTTGGAAGCTATAGGTTTTAAAGGATATCGAAGTCTTAAGTATGTTAAAGAGTCAGATATTATTGAGGCACAAAAAGTAGCACTAAACGATCCTGAATTGAAATACAGTGGTTCAGTTGCTGAAGTAAAGTTAAACAATAAAGGTCAATTAGTTGAAGACAAAATTGGTAAGACTCTTGTTAAAAACGGTGTATCAGCAAATGAAACAGCGGTCATTACTAATAGCACACCAAGTACTAAACAAAAAATGTCTCAGATGGTTAAGACTTTTGAACAAGGAAAAGGTAACGATATCCTAGCTATGTCAAACAAGACTACAGACACAATAGGTTCTTCCGTTACAGAACGCCTTAGTGTTTTAAAATCTAAACGTAACTCTTTAGGTAAAAGACTAGAGTCTGTAGTTGAAGGATATATTGGTAATGAAGCTGTAGACATAAGCAACACTTTAGAGGACATAACTGCTACTTTAAATAAATCAAACGTTAATCTCATAATTAAAGACGGGAAAGTAGCTTTGCCTAAAGGCTGGCAAAAAGGTACTGTGTTTGAGGTTAAACAAATGGCTCCAGCAAAACAAATAATAGAGGACGTCATAACTCTTTATAACATAGATACCAGCTTGGGTCAAACTACTGTCAAAAATGCTCATAAGTTGAAAAAAAATCTAGATACTTTAGTGTCTACTTCTGAATTATCTAAAGGTAATCCTGTCGTTTTAGATATTGCTAGGATGAGAAAAAAAGTAAACGACGCTTTAAACCCAATTAGTGAGTATAGTTTTATAAATAGACAACTCAGTGAAATAATGGATGCAATGGAGCCTTTCAATAAACACTTAAAAACCGGACAAAACTGGTCAGACGCTAAAGTTTCAGCGGTTGTAGGAAACATGATGAAAAACCTGTCTAGCGAATCTGGGGCTGTGGGTCTTATTTCTGATCTTTCTTCTTTAGAAAGAACTCTTAAATCTCAAGGCTTGTTTTTTAGAGACGACCCTAGAGCTTTAATTGCGTTTAGAAAAACATTATTAGATAATTTTAACATTGATCCTTCAGTTCCTTCCGGAGACACCATGCAGTCTGTAGGAAACTTGGCAATTTCTTTAAGCGTTCAAAACACTTTTGGGGCTGCACATGATGTTAAACGTTTAATTTCTTCAGGTATGAAAAAGAAAGACGCTCAAAGATTAGTAAAACAACGACAAAAAGCCTTCAACACAATTAAAATGGCGGTCAATCAAAAACCTGCAACTAAACCCAGCTCACCGATTTTTGAAAACATTACGTTTAACCCATAGGCTATTTTAGTTTTTATTCCGGTAGTCACTGATGGCAGCTTTAATAGCGTCTTCAGCCAACACAGAACAGTGTATCTTCACAGGTGGTAACGCTAGTTCTTCCGCAATCTGTGTGTTCCTGATACTACCTGCTTCTTCCAGAGTCCTGCCCTTGACCCACTCAGTCAGCAGGGAGCTAGACGCAATGGCACTACCGCATCCGTAGGTCTTAAACTTGGCGTCTTCAATGATGCCTTCGCTGCCTACTTTAATCTGCAGTTTCATTACGTCACCACATGCAGGTGCTCCCACCATCCCAGTACCCACGTCTTCGTCGTCAGCGTTTAGCTTACCGACGTTCCGTGGGTTCTCGTAGTGATCCATTACTTTATCGCTGTAGGACATGACTTATATCTCGCAACTGTTACCAGTACAGGCTAACTGCTGTGACCCTTCAGTCATGTCGGATTCCTCTGAGACATTCCAGTTGATCTCCGTTGGGAAATCCTTGACCATAGCCTCATAAGTCTCTTTGTCCACAGGCTCGTAAGGTGCTTGCTGGTACGTATGTTCGGCGTAAGGCAGGAAGCTAATACCGCTTACCTTGTCGAACTTGTTGTACAGCCACTGTCCTACCTGTAGAAACTCATCGTCCTTGTAGTAACACGTCATGCTTGGTTTGTGTTCACACCAGTGGTCCTGATACGTCTCCCAGAGACATAGCTGTTCCATAGCACCCATATCAGGAGCAACCACAGCGTTCTCAGGAGAGCGTATGGGGAACGAAAAGACCTTAGTCGTAGGGGAGGTTACGTCTTCCTCTACAGGCACTCCAGCGGCCTCCAGAACGCTACACAGAGGATCTCTGGCGTCAGCCCTAACCCTACGTATGTACTGCTCTGCGTATCTAGGGTGTATCCCAGACGCACTGTCCACTAGCTGACTCACTGTGCCGCTTGGCTTAACAGCAGTGATAGCAGTACTAGCGTTAATACCAAGACGCTTCGCCCACTTACTGTTAGTCTTGATAGCTTCGTCCTTAAGTTGCGTAAGCCAGTGCTGTAGTTCTGCACGTCCTCTTCTCCCTGACATCACTGGATGATCCATGATACCTGTTAGTGATACACCTAGTAGTGCTTCTTCTTCCGTATTGTCCTTCCATATCTTTCTTAAGTACCTGAAGTTAGTCAGGGTAGCCTGTAGCGTACCTAGTACAGCCGCTGACCTAACCTTTAGCCTGAGTCCCTGTAGTGTGTCTTCCGACCGTATGACAACCTCAGACAGATTACAGAACTGATATGGCCTTAGTATGATCTCAGAGCAGGGGTTAGTACCAAAGTCTACCTCTGCGTCCCTACGTCCATTCCTAGCAGCCTGTGCTTGACTAGCGACACGGCTAAAGACACCACGTTCACCAGAGCGTGACTCGTACAGACTCTGCCATTCGTTGAGGAATGCTTCAAAGTCTGGCTTTTCTGTGTAACAAGCTGAGTTATTAGCTAAACCACGTTGAGGGTTATCGACCCACCACTGCCCTGACTTGCTTCGTCGGATTCTGTCGTCAGTGAGGTTACTGAGACTGATGAGAGCAGATCGCCTGACACCGCCGACGACGACGATCTGTGCAATCTTACAGCAGAGATCGTGACACTCGATGGAACTAAGTCTCCTTCCAGCAGCCGTCCTAAAAACTTCAACGGTGAATAGGAAGAGATCGACAAGAGGCTCTGGACCAGACGCTCTACCTCCAAAGGTTCTAAGGGCTGACCCTGCAGGTCTAACTCCAGAGACGTCCCACTTTGGAATCTGACCAGAATAGAGCATTGCAACAAGCTCCCTGAATGCTTTTGCCCATCCAATCTTAGAGTCAGCGACGTGTATAACTGTATCGGTATCATAAAACTCCTCTGCAACCTCTGGTAACTTACTAACGTACTGACGCTCTACACTAAATCCAACACCTGTGCCGCACATAAGCACGTACATCATTTCGTCAAAGGCTTTAGGGTGATCTATGGGTAGATAAGAGCAGTTAAAGCCAGCCACATTGTCTCTTGACAGAGCTTCTCCAGCAGTCATCAAGGCCCTCATGCTGGGCATAACTTCCAAGCTGTGTATCTGTTTGTACAGGTCTTTAGCTTCTTTGCTAGTCAGCTTCTCTTGTGTTACCCAGAAGTCCAAGTAACGGTTCACTGTCTCTTCCCAAGATTCCCGGCGTTGTTCTTCCGGTAGGTAACGGGCGTACCTAGATTTATGTATGTACTGCTGGTAAGCATCCATTATATTTCATATTCCCCACTGGTTAATAAAGTCATTTTCATTTGATCGAACAAAAAGTTTAAATCAGCAGCTTCCATGTTAGTAGACACTACTATGTAATCGTCTGATTTCATTATGCAGAAAGCTTCGTTGTAATCCGATAAATTTTCAACGGATGTTATGGAGTTAAAAACTTCCGGAACCCCAACTTTTTCTGACTTTTCTTTAAAGTTACCTTTGATAACTTTCATCACTCCTCCTCTACTGCTTCAATAAGACGGTCCAAGTACCAACGGGCCTTCTTAAGATCCTCTATTGGATTAGTTTTGTACTTCCAACGGTGGAGGTACTTGAGGACTGAACCTTCGTAATAGTCCATTATCCCTGTCTCACCAAGCTGCTGCTTGATGTAATCAATTGCTTCAACCTGACCGTTATTATAATGGGCTGGTCTGGTTACAGCGTCAAAAGCTTTGTCCCATTCTTGCGGAGTAGCAATATCAATACCCATTTTAGTCCTCCTCTTCATAAGCGGATAACTCCAATTCGTCAAATTTATCTAGGTTTTGTAAGACACGAGATTCAAAAGCTTCCAGTAAATCTTCAGCGTTGATATTTAACGTTTCACATAAAAGATCGACATCGTACTCTTGAAGTATACGCTCCTTTAGTTCTTCATATAGCATAGGCATAATCAAGTAACTCACTAACGGTTGGTAATGTGTAAAACTTCAATCCTTCTTTATCACACCATTGGCCCATCGTCATCTTGGCCCCTTTACGTATTTTTTTGTTTGGATCGGAAAGGACAAATACAAGCTCTGCTTCGTTCAACGAATCTCGTATTGACTTATACTTCATCGTGTCACCCTGTCGAAAGAAACCTTTGCACTCTACAAACAACCAATCATTGAAAACAAAATCCGGTTTGTACTCTCTATGCATCGTATAAGGTATTGAGTAAGGTTCATACTTCATCGTTCTGGGAGGAATACTCTCAGCAAATTTCTTTTCTAATCCAGACCTATACCTTCCGTACTTAGCTTTTTTAGAAGCCATCTACAAACTCCAAAACCTTAGGCTCTTTAACTATTTTAGTCAGGTACACAGGACCTTTAGAATAGATAAAGGTTCTTAGTTTAGGATAACAACGTTCCTTAAACGAACAGTAAGAACAACCTATTGCTAACTTTCTATTACCCGATTTACCGTCCGGTACATCCTCATAGCAAAAGCTTTCAGGTTCTTTCTGATCTACAAGGCTCTTAACGTGCCTGACACGATCCTCTATGTCTCCTTGAAGGAGATTATACATAGGATCATTTTTGTCGTCCAGATGGTGTTTACAGAAGGTTAAGTGTCCGTTCTGCTTATCCATTGCAAGCCATGCAAACTCTCTTTCACCTTCAGAATGTGCATAAGCTTTTAACTGATCGACGTAACCAAATTGATCGTCTTCCGGAACTTTTCGTTCTTTGAACTTTTTAAATCCGAATACACTGGCTGATTTAACATCAGTAACAATCCCGTCAATCTTACAGTCCATGTGTCCGTCTATGCCTTCAACCGTACACTTTTTCTGTTCATCTGTTACTTCGTGTCCTGACATTCTAGCTAGAAACAGAAGAAGTTCTTCAATAACGTGTCCGTATAAAAACTTAACGTAAGTGTTCGGTTGTAATTCTTCCTTAACTGTCCCGTGATACTTATTCCAGATATATTTATCTTTTCTACCTATCATGGATAAACGAAGTTTACGACTATCTTCAACCCTGTCTCTGTTGAATTTTTCTCTCATTAAATCCTTCATCGACTCTCCGAATTTTTCTATTTCCTTCTCAATATCAACGGAGTCAGGAACGTCGTGTGTCGAAACAAGATTGTATATATCTTCTATTAATGTGTCTGTGCCCAAGAGTCACCTACCTTAAATTCACCGTCCAAAGGACATTTTAAATCCCAATGTAGCCCAGCAGCCTCTATACAGGAAACAGCCAAACCTCCAAAGACATTCACCTTATCAGCTATTACCTCACTCTGTATCTCATCGTGAATGTTACCGATAAACTTATAGTCTATGCCCCATAGTTTAGCATACTCATCTAGCAGAATCAAAGCCTTTTTCATAACTAAAGCCCCTGCTGACTGAAGTAGCGTGTTTAATGCAGCATGTTCTGATCTGACAAAAAGTCTTCTACCATCGAGTCCTCTGAGATAGCCTCTCCCAGCAGCCTTAACCACTCGTTCTCGTAGACTTCCAAGAGAAGGTGTGTTTCTGAGAAATCTTTCTTTGAGATAAGCACCATCTGATGCGCTTCCTCCAACGATATTTCCGATTTTAGCGTCTCCAGCCCCGTAGAGGAAAGCATAGATGAAAGTCTTTGCCTGAGGTCTTGTTTCAAGTCCAGCAGCCAACTGATTTCTTGTGTGTATGTCGTCTTTGAGGAGGACATTAGTAAACTCCTTATCTTCCATGTAATGAGCAAGCATCCGTAGTTCAAGACCGCTTGCGTCTACTCCAACAACTTTGTAACCTTCCGGTGTAATCCAACAAGCTCTACACTCTTCACCGTAAGGCGAGTTAGTTGAGGGAACCTGTGCCATGTTAGGGCTTGAATGTGTCATGCGGCCTGTCACAGCACCGTTTGAATTGACGTACCCATGTACCCTACCATCGTCCTTAACAGCCTCTAACCAGCTTTGAACTTGAGCTATACGCTTCTGAACCATGATGTATTCAGCAATAAGCTTGGCTTCTTTAATACCTTCTACATTCTCTAGCGTAGATTCGTCTACAACAGGTTGACCGCTTTCCGTAAAAACTGTAGGTTCCCAACCAAAATGCTGTAGGTAGCGACCTATCTGTTTTCTCGAACCTAAGTTAAACGGAATATAATCAACCCTAGAAAACTCGCCAGCAACTTGAGTCCAAGATTCACCTAGAAACTTAAGCCCCACAGCAGAGAACGTCCCGTCTTTTTTAATCTTAGGAGTTACTGTCTTAATAAAAGTAGGTAAAGGTAAAAAAGTCTTTTGAACTTCTTCTTCAAGAGCGTATAACTTTTCTTTCAAAGCCGCCAGAAGCAATAACGCATGTCGTTCATCGAGCAACCAACCGTTTTTGACCTGTTTTTGTATGATACGTTGAACGTCATGTTCTAACTGTATAGCTTCTTCAGCAAACCCCGCCAACTCTGAGTCTAGCTGAAGTAAAACCCTCTGCGTAACCTGCACGTCTTGTTCACAATACTTAACCATTTCACAGGATAGTTGTGACCAATCTTCATGCTCTCCTTTTGGAAAACCTAACGTCTCTCCCCACTGTCTAAGAGAGTGTCCCTTATCTCTTGAAGGGTTTGCTAAACGGGACAGAACTAACGAATCATATAGCTCGTAGCCAGACCAATCCACGTTCCAAATTCTTTCCAGAACTGGATAATCAAAACCTATCCCGTTGTGTGCCACAATGGAGGTAGTGCCACAAGAGGTTAGTCCCTCCTTAAACTCCTGCTCGTTGTAGACTGTGCCAAAAAGGTTTGTAGAACAACACCATATTTTAGTAGCGTCCAGCCCATCCGTTTCAATATCAAGAATCAATGCTTTTTGAAGTAAGCTCATCCATTGGCCTCAAATCACTAATCGGTACTTGGTAACAGTCCGATTTTACCCGCCATCCATTAGAAGGGTCAACAGCCCCCTTCTCCATAAAGTTTGCTTTTTCAAAGTATTCATCTTTCGGTAAGAAACCTAAGAGCCAACCTACAGACATATCACCTTTGACTCGCGTAAAAACGTAAACATCGCATCTCTGTTTTGTATTCAACGAAGCTACGGAACATTCATAATCCAACTTTGGTTTATAGTTAGTTCGTTTCGTTTTCACATCTATAGCAAAACCGTTATTCAGTACAATATCATAGTCGTAAGTGTTTGACCAGCGAACTGTCTCTTCATTATCGAGCAGATATTTGTGGACTAAACCTTCTCCTATGAAACCGACTAGGTTCCCTTCACCTTTTGTAATAGAGTTTTTTAGTTCACCCATTTCAACTGATTTTTTGTGTGCGTGGGTTACTATATCTGTATCTACTTTAAGCGATACAAGCTGGTCTATGTCAGAAATCATTCGACGCCTCCTCAGGTTTTGTGGTTTCAAACATTCTTCCTGTCTCTCTGTCGTATCTTAAGTAACAAGCGGGACCAGTTAAGCCCGTATATCTGTTCTTTAAAACACGAATTGTAGTTGTATTCCTAACAATCTCACAATCGCTCTGCTGATCTCTCTCCATGCCGATAACTATATCCGACAGTTGAGCAATAGATTGAGAACCTCTCAAATCAGAAAGAGATATCTTTCCACCCTCTTCATGGGAAAGACCTCCGCTACGTTTTAAATGCGAGACAAGAAATAAACCGACGCCAAGCTCCTGAACCAAAGTCCTGAGTTTAGTCATAATAGCATCTATGTTTTTTCTTTCATCGCCGTTCTCTTGACTACTTACAACGATAGCTAAGTGATCAAGTATTATCCACTTACAATCTAAGGCTTTTGTCAGATAACGCACATGGGACATCAAGGTATCTTCCGCTGTCGAACCAAAGTGTTCCAGCAAGTAAAAACGGTCTGTCCCTAGAGTAGAATCCCAATATTCTTTAAAAGTTTCAGGATCAGCCTCTTCGTCTTCATGTAAAGGTTTATTAGCAGCCATAGACATAATACCTAGTGCTGTACGATCAATAGACTCTTCTAAAGCTATAACACCTATGTTGTCTTTAGTTGTATTAAATAGAAAGAACTCAAGCTCTCGAATAAGCTGGGACTTACCCATGCCGCTTCCAGAAGTGACTGTGACAAGCTCATAGGGTCTAATGCCCTTAACAAGATCATTCAAACCAGACCACGGGTACGGTATTGATTTAGCTTTTCTGGAATTTAAGATGCGTTCCCACGTATCGACACCAGCGATAATACCGTCAGGTCTATGTGTCTTAGCGTCCCACCAAGCCTGACTAAATTCTCTAATTCTATTAGCCATGAGCATTTCACTGGCGTCTTTAAGAGGAAGTTTAGCTATTTTAAGCTTGTTAGGGCTAAATAAGTCTTTAACAGCGTCTACAGCAATTTGACCCGCTTTGTCACTATCAAAGCACAGAACAATATTCTCGTAACCCTCAAGCCACTCTAACTGTTCCTTTATTTCTTTAGCAGCGGATTGCGCTCCACTACGCAGAGAAACTACGTCCCACTTTCTGTCGAACATTTCAGAAACGGAAAGACAGTCTACTTCGCCTTCCGTTATGGTTATGTACTTCCCGGTCCCTCTACACGTCTCTTGTCCAAATAGACCAAGTTTGTTTGTGTACGTACCGTTGATTGAAAACTGTTTATCTTCCACCCTACGAACTTTTGTGCAGACTATTTCGCCTGTCTCTGCGTCCGTAAAGGGATAATGATGTTTATCGATTACACCTTTTGAGTCGTACTCCACACGTACATTATACTTTTTACACGTTTGTTCAGATATACGCCTTTCAGGTATCGAAGCGATTACTCCTACCATTTCTGTTACCATAACCCGTTGTTGGGTTCCATTAGCCACTGAGGAAAAATCTGCGTCAGCAGGTTCAAAGTAGCCGCATTCAGGACTAAAGCAATAACCATGCCCGTCTGAATATCTAGCTAAATTGTTCCTGCTTCCGCAACTTGGGCACTCCTCGTGTCTAACAAAATTGCTTTCTGTGTTAGACAAGAGGCCCCCTTAAAAGGATAAGTCTGCTTCAGACATCTCCGCAACCTCTAACACCTTTACAGCGTTAAGGTATGTAGACACGCCATGTGTTGGGTGTGCTGGGCCGTATTGGTACTGTATGCGTACCTTACTACCTCTGGTCACAACGTCCTCAAAAGGCGTACCGTCGGGGTTTATTATGGGCACAGAATACTGTGTCTGGAATTTACGTTGGGGTGTACCCTCGTAATCCTTCATCTTAACACCGTTTTCCTCCAACTTTTTAGCATCTTCTGAAGAAAGCATAAGAGTTACAGTGTACTTCCCTGTAGATTTTCCGTCGTACACATCGTGTTGACGAAGGGATTCAAAGGCTACAGTACCTTCAGTTACGTGTTTTGCCAAAGCCATAAGCAAGCTCCATATTAGTAGTTGTCTTTTTCATCCGACATTTTTGATCGGATACCAGATATTATATCATAGGTTTCTTCAGATGAAACCCCTATTTCCTCCAGTAATTGTAGTGTATTAACGTCACTAATGTGACCCCCGTTCTGAACATAATTGTCTATCGACCATATAAAACAAGTCGTACACAGATCAGTATAATCGTTTGTGCTAGGGTCTTTTCTACGCAACTCAACGTCAGATAGCATAGTGTTACAACCTCTACAGCGACTCATCTATACTACATCATCGTATAGATCGTAAAAACGACGATTATACACACTTTCTAGGTCACATGGAACCATTTTCTTATACTTTTGTTTTAAAAAACTTAAAAGTATTTTCTGAGCGTCCACCATTCGTATACTAATAAGCTCATCTTGAGCTAATTCTTCTACCATGCTTTCTATGGTGGTTTCAGAAATACGCCCTTCAAGTGGGCTGGTTAAATCCATTTCTTCAGGAAACATAAATCTACTCCACTAAATTTTGGATTATTGTATCACAGCTTTCCGCTATTTGTCTAATCTCTTTTTGTGCGGATACATCTGTACGTACTTCAATAAAGTGCATCCAGCTTCGCAGTGTACCGTTCATATACACTTTCGAGAGTGTTAAACCTTCAGGCAGCAAAGATCGCGCCTGTTCTTTAGCAATACCTAAAGACAGTGCTTTGATGTATGTACCTAATGCTATATCTTTAACATGGCTCTGAGCAGCTACCCACTTTCTCTGTAGGTGCTCGTCGTCTGTCTCTATGCTGTTTTGTCGGTTACGCCTGTCCTGTAGCCTAGCCTCCTGAAAAGCGAAACCTAGACTCTCTGTAGGGTCTGCGTAGCGTTGACTAAACTCCTGAAACGTAAATGACCTATGTCGTATTAACTGTCTTGATATGCTACGACTACAAGTTATTTCTAAACACACCGACGCCATTTCAAACGGACTAAAGTGCTTTTCTCTTTTTAGATAGTTCCAGAGCCTGTTGGTGTTCTCACCTTTTAACTGACTCTCTGGATTAGAGACACGAGCACAGTAAACGATTAAGTCCTTTATGGACTCGCCGTTTACTCCTGTCGTATAACTAACAAGCTTGACGGGTTCTTTAGGTAGCATTAAAAATACCTCTTCAATTTAAAACGTGCGGGATCATCAAATGGCTCCTCAAAAGGATCACCAGTTTCCATGAGGAGTGCTTTTAACTCCTCAACTGACCGCCCTGAACGAATCGAAAGGTCCGATAGGGTTATGTTAGTGCTGTCGTACAGCGTGACAATTTCGTGGTCTGTCATTAGAAACCTCTCAATACTTTTAACTGGTGTAAATCTTTGTTGAAGTAACGCAGACCGACTCCCTTTAAGTGTAGCTTCCACTCTTCCGTATTATCGTAATCGTGGATGTTCTGTAGCAAATCCAACATTTCAATGTCTTCATCCTGCAACTTTCTGCCGATAGATTTCTCTACCGCTCCCGACACTTCCGCTGAATTTACAGTTAAATCTTCAAAAGCAGAACTGTAGTGCTCGTCTTTAATCAGACAGCCCACAGCGCATTTTAAATCACCATACCGATACTTGCACTCACCCTCTGTATTTGAGGATCTTTCGCCTTGTCTGATCATATGTAATGCAACATCTTTGAACAAAAGCTGCTGTCTTTCTTTCATTGGTCCCAATGAGTTTCGACTAAATTCTGTTTCCATACCCATAAACTAATCCTTTCCTTTATGCTTTTCATACCCACGTTTAGAGTCTTTCTTTCTGTCTCTAAACACTTGGGCGCGATTATACCGACCGCTATATTTAGCAGTCAAGTTATTTTTAACCAATCTGGTTTTCTTCTCTTTGTCCATTTCATCACCATTACATTAGCTTTCTCATGGTAATAAGCTCTATATCCAGACACAACATCATTAGGATTTTTAAATTCATCGGGCATACACTGCGGCATTGCCGTACTATCTGTTTTCTCAAAAACAGGTATCTGTTCAAGATAAGGTAACTTTTCAGCAGTCTTGTGTATTTTGTCATATCTATAGGTATATTCTCTTAACAGTCCGTTAAGATGTTCTAACACCCAAATATAGTTATTTCTACTTTCTCTAGTCCAAATTGCTGACGGGTGGTTTATATGTGTTTTCTTATAACACTTTTCAGCTACAGGACTCTCTAATTCTCTATGTGCAGTAGACAGTAATTGTGCCGATTCTAAAACCATTTTAACTACGTGTTTATCGCTTAAACACTTAGCAGCTATATGTGGATCATTGTCCACTCTAAATATATTCATAATACTTCACAGTTTACAGTGGGTTAAAACTTGTTACCGGTAATGAGGTAAAAGAGAATAACACAAAAAAATACTCTAAAGATACCTTATAGTACCTTAGAGTATTTATTAAAGTTTTTCTTTTAGATACCTTATAGTACCTTAGAGTATTTATTAAAGTTCTCTTTAAGATACTCTAAGATACTAAAGAGATATTATAGCACGTTTTAAACTAAAAAGAAACCCCTATATAACTAGGGGCTTTTTCTGTCTACTTTAAACTGGCTATTAGATTATAGCTATATTTAGATTTAAACTTTTTCTGTCTACTGCCGTGTATTTGTACAACTACGCTTTTTTTACTACCATCGCATATACCGCAATCTAAACACGTTAGACCGCTGCTATCCGCTAAGCATTCTATTTCATAAGGTAATATGGCATCGTCTCTTAGAG